ATGGAAGCTTTGGCGAGTGTGTTGAATTTGCTGTTTGCGAGGGTCAGCTTTAAAAAATGGATGCTTACGCTCATGGCCATCTGCCTGCTAGGCCAGATCATCAAGTACCTGGTTGGGGCTCCGGAGGGGCGGTTATGGTGAGGTTGGCGTGGCTTTACTTTAAGTATTGGCTCCTGCCGGTCACCATCCTCTGCGGAGCTTTGGGCTGGCAGGCAAACACCATCCAGGAGTACGCCGCTATCGCCTATGGGTTGACCCCAGGATTCTTGGGTGACGGAATTATTTCGATGATTTTTATCGTCCCGCCAGCAGTGCTTTCGTTTGTATTTATTCCGCACGGGTTCGTATATCCGTACCTAGCGCTGGCAGCCTTTGGCGGGCAGGTGGGGATGGTTGTTGGAGTCTGGCTGCTGTGCAATCTTATTTCGCCGCCGCAGTTCCTGCTGGAGGATGAGCCTGCCTGACGAGCGTGCCCGTGCGAACGCCCGTTGTTTTGATATTGGAAGGTTGAGGGTCGCTACAGGACTAGGGGCAATTCATGTAGATGGATCAAAATATCATGGTTATAATCAGTAAGCGAAAATTCTATAATTGATCATTCTTAATAAAAGTAGGAGAGGTAGCCTTCCAGTGAGTGACTTTGAACGTACATTCGGGGCGGGAGCTAATCTAGACTCTATAATCGACGGATTATCTTATGTTCCTAGAGCCTCTGATTTTGATGCGAGTGAAATTATCTTTTACGATTCCAATGATGCGCTGGAGTTTATAAAGGAGAACTCTGGTCTTTATTTAGAAGTCGTCTCAGAAACTTATGAGGAATACAACATATTTGGTGCTGGTTTTGACGAGGATCCGCCAAAGACTATCGTCGCTCGTGATGTATACAAGGTTTCACGTTTGCGCGAAGGTCAGTATATTAGAGTTGCAGGAAATATTGAGCAAAAGTACTCTTGCAGAGCGATTCCGCAAGTTTTCACTCTTGTCGTGCCTTACGATCCTGATCAGGCAGCATGGATGAATTGCCATTTTGATTCGAGGCTTTCGCATAAAATTGAAAATAATGAAATAACACTGGAGTCTATTGGGGATTATTTTAGTGGAATGGGGTGTTCTCAGAGAGTAGCTTTAACCAGAAAGCCTCGTGATCTTATTGAGATAGTTTCAGTTTTAAATTCGAAAAATATGGAGCTTGTTCCAATCTCTGAAAGTGTTTCGCTGATAATTTCAGGAGGAGAAAGCGTTGATGCTGCTCTAGTTACAGAGGGTGATTGCACATACTTAGTTCAGTATGGGTTCTCTGACAGAATTTACAATATGCTCGTTTAGTTTTTTGGTCGTGGAGCGCTAAAAACTACGTTAGTCAGATGCCAATGAAATGAGTGCTCGGGTCGAATGAAAACGAGTGGTCGAGTCGGTACAATTGCCCATTATTTTGCAGTCCGAAGTTTTTTGAGGTCTTTTTCCAGGGCAGTTTCGTTGTAGATTTCGCGGGTTGTAGCCAGCATAGACTTCGCGTCGAGCAAGTGGAACCGGGGGCTGTTGAGGTGCGACACCGGCAAATCAGGTTCGCCAGCTTCGACATACCGAGTGCGTTCTTTCTTAAAATTCTTTAGCAACTGTTCAACGCTAACCAGCTGGCTTTTAGCTTCCGACTGGACAGTGCCACCGGATTCCTTCACAAGGCGCTTTAGGTTTGAGGCCACGTCGCGATAAATCTTCGTTGCGCGGTCAAAAATCTCAACGCCAGACAGTTGCTGTTCGGACTTACTGATCAGACTTTCGATCTCGGCGGCGCGTTCACTATTTTCTCTCGAAACTTCGTCAACCGACCTGGATGGCCTGCCCATTGTTTTTGCCGGGCGCTCGGAATTAACAATAGCGCGTGCAAGCGCATGACGGCCCGTAAAAACAGCTTCAGAAAGATCGCGATCGAGGTTTTCCAGCATGCCACGTGCAGGTCTGCCAGACCCAAATGAGGCTGCTGAGTAAGCGACTTGGTTAATGGACGAGGGAGTAGACAGTGGGAGTTCTTCGTTTTTTTCGATTTCATTCAATTCGGCGATCAGATTATCGAACTCAGCTGCTAATTCCAGGTATTCCTCTTCGCGACTTTTTCCTATCTTTCCTATCCTAAGACTTACTTCTGCCAACGGAGCGTATGCTTGCAGCTCATCGGAGCTTGGGAGTAATGCGAGTTTCTTTTTGAGCTCGGCTTTGTCATCGCTGTCTCCGACTATGGATCTAGCCAGGGAAAGGCGTTCGGCAAGAGCGTTTGCGCGCAAAATCTGGGTGTGAGGATCATCGCTAATCAACTCGTCTGCCAGAAGTTGAGCGCATTCATCGAGCTTTAATTTTAATCGCATGGCACGTTGTTTGACCTTATCGTGCTCGCTCATCTTCGGTCGTGCCATATTTCCCTCTGTTTAACTAGCTTTTTTGATTGAAAATCTACGTGTGTGAGCTTTTCGGAAAGCAATACATTCGCTGCGGGAGTAATAAACGTTCCGAAAATCTTTAAAATAATCCAGTTCATAACGACCAGTTGATCTCCAAGTCGCTAATGTTGCAACGGAAACGCCTACAATTTCTGCTGCAGCATGGACGGAAATCAAGTCATCTGGGAGGCTTTGGGTAGTCTGCATTGTCATAGCTCGTTCGTTTTGTGTCGTGGATGACAATAACGAAGCTACCGTCGGTCAGCTGGATAGTAAATGGTAAAATAAAAGTATACTTAGTGTACCGAACACCTGCAACCCCAAGCCAAAACGTCGAAACTCCCACAGGCATTGGCTCAGGCCGAATGTTGTCCGACACTGCCCCGATATTCCGTCAATAGCGATCCGACGAACGGTAGATCGATGTATCGAGTTGTGTGGATTTGCTGGGGTGCCGGGGCGGGGTTTGCGTTCAAAAGCTGTGGGCTTGCGCGCAAAAAAGCCCCTGCTGGGTGGCGGGGGCTTGGAGGATTGACTTTACTTTTTCTTCTGCTTTGCGAGTACTTCCTTGAAAAAAACCTGTTCTGAGCGACTAATGTAGTCCTTAAGTGACAGTGATGCCTGGTCTTGCATGTACGATGGGGCGCTTTGGAATATGCTGTTTTTATAGCTGCCCCATTTTAAGTATGTCTCGTCGACTGCTGCTTTTACTGCTTCGGAGCTGTTAGCAGATGCATAAGAATTGTAGTAATAGCTGGTGATGACCTGGCTTGACGAAGAGATACACTCCATGAGTTCTCTGCGAAGTTTTGTTGTGTACTCGTAAGTGATGGGACGTTTCAAGCTGCTGCGCCTAAGGTCACAATAAAATAATCCCTTATTGATAAGTCCAACCAGATTTTCAGCAGGCGATGAATTGGGGCTAATTGTCGACTTTAGCTGATCCTCGAAAGACATCTTTTGATAGGCGACAAATTTGTCAATCTCAGCTTGGGAAGCGCCACGCTGTCGCATGTCGGCAATTGTGTTATCCAGCGACTCCTGAGCAATCTGCTCATCTGTTTTTGGAACGTATTCGGATTGAGATACGCAGCCGGTAAGCAGAGCGAGTGCCAATGCCCCGCAAGTCCATTTGTAAGACATACGCTAATTTTCCTCGTGACAGCGTTTTCGATGAGATTCGTAGTGGCGATGTTACATCACAGAAAAGAAAAAAGCCCCTAGGTGGGGCTGTTATCTGTAGCGTCAGGTTAGGCTTGGGTAAAAAAGGTTCCGACTTCGTTTTGTGCGGGGAATCCGTTAGTCCCAGGCTTAAGCTTTATGCGTGCATGGACGACTACATCCCTTGCTTTCAAAACGTCCGCAAAGCTGGCGGAGGGGAGGTTGGCTGCGGTCTTGAGCTTTTCGAGCATCTCGTTGCTGATTTTTATAGCTGTTGGGTGGTTACCCTGGCCGTAAAAGCGGTGCCAAACGTGGCGGCCAGCGTGCTCGCCGCTGACGATTTCGAATTCGGCCAGGGCTGTGTCGCCGCCTGCTTTTGTCTTGCCTTGCTGAAGGTTTTTAAGGCGAATCAGGGCTTCGTGGTTCGGCATTGGCTCCCTGCTTTGCGCCTTTTTGTTTACTACTGTTGTGTCGATTCCACGGGCTTTGCGGCGCAGCCAGTTGAGGTGGGATTTTACCCAGCTGCGGCAGGCGCGGAGTGCTGCGGCGTCGGCGGACTCCCCTGGGCGTGGGCGGTGGCGGGCGTATGACTTGTCACGGAAGTACTCGTTGCCGGGATTTTGTTCCTGATCGACCTGCAGAATTTTGTCGACGATCTGAGCTTCGGTGGCCGATCGGAACATGCCGCCCAAGATCCTATTTAGCTCCATGGAGCGGCCCTGGGCGCCGACTGCAGTGCCTGGCTGGCGGGGCTTCATGGCTTTAGTGTACTGAGCGTCGATGCCGTAGTTCGACCGGGCCATCTTGAGATCTAGGGTATTGAGGGGCTCGCCTGGATTGTAAAAACTAATGGCGCCGTTTCGGCGATCTGGGTGCGTCGTAAACGTGTAGTAGCAGCGACTCGTTTCTCTCCAGCAGCCATCGATCACTTTCAACAACCTGCCGTCGAGGAATTCGTCTAGGGCCTCCAGGGCGGCGGCAGACACGGTGAGAAATTCTTCCGGATGGACAGGGCGATCGAGGGGCAGTACGACGCGGAATCGTGGGCACGCAGCAGTGTTGCTAAACGACGTATAAATGCCATGTTCCCAGTTTAGGTCGATAAGGGCATCTTCCAGCTCCTCCAGGTTTACCTGGTCGTCGGTGGGCTTTTGGTCTACGTCGAAAATCACCATTGATATGCCAATGACGTTATCTATGTTGCGTTCCGGAGCCCGGAAAAACGAAGGGGTGAATGTCTGACCGTCTTTGTTTTCGCTGATGCGCTGCGGTTCCAAAATGTTTGTGTAAAAGTCGCGGAAGGATGGGGCTTCGCAGTTCTGCACGTAGCGGGTTTCAGCTGTTGCTTGGGTCGCGAATTTAATGCTCATGTCAATGCTCTCTTGTTGTTGTGTCGTGCACATTTATATTGTTGCGGATGAGCAAAAGGCTACACAATAGGTTTTCGCTTGGCATTTTTGTAGTTTGCGGTATACATGCTAGGAACCTTCAGTTTTTCTTAGCCAAAAAATACCCGCACCCTCAACCGTCCTTTCCTTTTTAAATAGGAGTGAACCCGTTGAGGGTGGACAGTCATCAGATTTAGCGATATACAAACCCGGATGCAGCTGTGAAGCAAGACCTTTGGCTAAGAAAAACGCCTTTAGCAACCGCGTGCAACTATGGGCAATCTTCGTCAAACCAAAGAAGGCTGTATAACCAATAATCAAAAATCTGCAAGCGAAAACATTGAAAAAGGTGTTGCGCGGCTATTTGCTCATTCTGCAATATAAAAATGTGCAGCAAGCACTCAATAACAATAAGTGGCGAAAATGAACAAATCTAACCTGCAAAATATCGAACGCAAAATCCTTGGCGACGTCCTTTCCTCGAAGTCCGTTATCATAAATAGCGTAGGCGCAATGGAAGGGCACATGACTATTGCCACTGGTAAGCCGCAAGCGGAAGCCGAGTACTTTAAATCCGAGTACCCACAAATTAAGCGCCTTGTCGACATTTCCACCGACCCCTTAAACGCGGTTTACGCAGCCTACGCAACGGCGTCAGGCATTTTCGACGGCGCTAACGGCAAGCTGGCAGATAACGTGTACGACGTTAAGCGTTCAACTGTTTTTCTCAAAGTTTTGGCCAGGGCTAAGACGGAAAAAGCCTTGGACAAAGCTGCGTTGGAGCTAGTGCGCGAATCCCACGGCAAAGTAGATATTCCAAAGTCAGTGGAGTTGTTGCAAGCTGCATCAGGCTTCAGTACCCAGGTTTGCGCAGAAGCTCTCGCAAAAAATATTACAAAGGTCGAAGCTGACTATGCTTCGCGATCCGACGATTTTAAATACCGTTTTAAGTCCGAGCCCCAGTCCCCTGAAGCCCTTTGCGACGAAATCCTAAAGGACAAACCCCGCAAACGACTGCTTCAGCTGCCGACAGGCTGGGGAAAAACCTCCCGCGTTCTCCAGCCGGTCATTGAGAAATACCTCGCTGACGGCAAAAAAGTGGTAGTCATCTCCCACAGGCGTTCGATTATCAAAAATTTGAACATCGACGGCCTTGTTCATTATGAGGACGTTTTGCCAAAGCAGATGGAAACCGCCAGAGGCCTGAAAGTCGTAGTTAATTCGATTAACAGCCAGAAATTTGAAGATTTCCTAAAATATATTGACTTGGTTGTAGTTGACGAAGCTGCGCAGGTCATAAATCACATTTTCGAGGGTTCTGTCGAAGGGAGAGAGGAGGTTTGGAGTACTTTTAAACGCCTCGTTAAATCTGGATCACGCGCAGCTATTCTTGCCGACGCCGATGTAAATGACGAGTGCCTCTCTTTGCTTGACGATCGACAAGGCATTGTCAGCATTTGCAGCAAAAAACAGTCGCACAACGACATCAAAATCAATATCGGTCAACTCGACCAGGTGCGCGCCCAGGCCTTGGAAGCGATCAGGGCAGGGAAAAAGGTGTTGATCGCATGCGACATCGCCAAAGACGCCCGTGCCCTCGGCAAAGCCGCAGAAAAACTCGGAGTTCCAGCGCTAGTCATTACCGCTGAATCCGCAGGATGGCCCGACCAAGCGGCTTTCATCTCCGATCCCAACACAACCGCCCACAACGTCGTGATTTACAGCCCCGCTATCACATCTGCCTTGTCCATCACCAGCGGTCATTTCGACGAGCACTTTGGCCTTTTCGAGGGCTCGGTAACCCCCAGGGAGGCCGTGCAAATGCTCCGCAGAAACCGTACAACCAAAGAGTTTACAGTCGGCATCCGCAACCCCCAAAACAGGAAAGAAGAGATCGTAGACGTCGAGTTCAACGCTTCCCAGAAGACGGATTTTGACGTCGAGCTCCACGCTCATTGCAAGCGCAACGCCTGGCTCCGCGACAACATCCTTTTTACTCTGCCAAGGGAAATGCACCGCCAAGGCTTTCAGATCGAGCAAATTGAAAGAGATGACGCCAGGGGAATCCAAGGGTTTAAAGCAAATTCGAGCGCCCGAAAAGCCCTGAAAAAGGACTCCACCCAAAAACTTTTGAGCGCAAAGCAAATTTCCGAAACCGAAGCCCAAAAGATCTTTAAAAATGGCTCAAAAAACGAAGATGAGTACTTTGCAGCGCTAAATTCACAGGCCAGGGCCGCGCTTAAGAAAAATGAACTAAGTATTGATGACGCAAAATTTTGGGGGGAGGGCGTCGGCAAGGTTAAGCTTCAGAACTACAGGAATCTCTACTTTATTGGATTCAATGAGTTTGAGTGTGTGGTTAGGGAGATTTTCCAGGGAATGCAGTCCGGAAAATGGAAGTCTGAGGATTCTGTGGCTGCATATGACCGGATAAATAAAGTCCGGGAGCAAGCAATCCTTGCTGGATTTAGACTGCCTAAAAACTCCCCAAATATATCCGATCGGTCAAAACAAGGCGCAATTTCGGAAATCATGGCTATGCATGGTTTAAAAACAAAGCGTAAAGATGGCGGCGAAAAGGTCGGTTACTACTACATTGTCGACCCGGCGTCGCTGGAACAGATGAAAGGGTATGCAGGGTTCTAAAGTGGGTGGGGCAGGGAAGCCCCAGTGCTCGGGCGCACTCGTCGCAGCAATATAAATATCTTTAATTTTTTGCGAAATAGGTATTGCGCCGCTCTTTGCTCATTTTTCATAATAATCATGACAGCACATAACAATAAGAACAGAGTGCATATGATGAACGATCCACAAGCTATTGCCGATATTTTGAAGTCCCCTGAATATGATCCTCTGCTCCTGCAGAAGGATGGCTATAAACACATTGACCGAAATCTGCTCAGAATCTGTTCGGACGCCATAAGGGAACTGGAACTGAAATTTGGGTGGGATGATTACAACCGTCAGCGCCACGCCGGTAGGTTCCAAGATGGAGAATCATTAATCAAGGCACCAAGCCTTCCATCCGTGCCGCGCCCGTTCCACAGCTGGGCAGAGTTTCGGATGTCGGTATTTGGTGGCATGCAGGATATGCCATTTGAGCAAATCGAGGTCGAGTACACCGTTACAAAAAAACATCGTTCGGACTGGCACGACAGCCTAAACAATCGCATTTGGTACCAAGGGAAAGGAGTTATCCCTAATGGAGACGCTGCCCGCGACCTTATCTGCGCCGCAAGGCAAAATAGCATCCATCACGTTTTTATTTTCACCGTACCAAACATAAAATGCCCATGGTCTAGGCCGCGCAAGGATGGCAGTGTCATGACGCAGGAGGAATGGTGTAAGAAGGAAGGCTTTGACTATATTTATGAAGGAGAGGAACAAGCCTTTTTGGGCAGCCCGCACCGCAAATGGCTAGTGGAGAACTTTGCTAAAAACCTTCCACCGCTGCCGTTGAAAACCGCCCGTGTTTTGGAGGATTTGATCTCCATTAAACCTGGTCTGTTTGCGCACAAACAACAAGAGCAGCGTGTTACAATAAACTGACAATAAGAATAATAAAGTCAGTGCATCATGCGTCATATCCTTGGGATTGATCCCGGACTAACTGGTGGTATTGCAGTGATCGATGAGAAATTTAATCTTGTCGATTGCTTTCGCATGCCTGTAATTGAGATCGACGGCAAAAAGAAAGTCGATGCCGGCACTCTATTCAAACTCCTGTCCGAATATGACATTGCCCTAGCAGTTCTTGAGAAGGTTGGTACTCGGCCAGGCGAAGGGGTTGTTGGAGCCTTCAGCTTTGGTGACTCCTACGGGGCTGCTCGGGCTGTGCTTGAGTGCCTGGGTCTTCCATATCGCCTTGAGCGTCCCCAGGCCTGGCGTGGTGGTCAGAGTCTCACAGGGCTGAGCAAAGAGCAGATTGGCGAAATCGCTTTCGAGCTGTTCAAGGCTGACGAGATCTACCGGGGCAAGCGTCTGAAAAAAGATGGCACCCGTGGCTGTAACGACGGCATCTCCGACGCACTGATGATTGCCAAGTTTGGCGTCCGGTTCCTGGAGTGATCATGGGCACCCGAGCACTCACCAGAGACCTCATCAAGCGCCTTGCTACAGCGCTAACAAAAACTCCGCTGACAGAGGTTGCGGTTGGCTCTATCGGCTTGCCCAAATCAACGTACTACCACTGGAAAGCCCTTGCCCAAGACATCGCTGATGGCAACCCAGATCGGGACAACCTCAGCCCCAATGACGAGCTGCTCTTAGAGTTTTTGGACGCAATCGAGCGGTCTCGCGCAAAGGTCGGCCAGAAGCTCAGTGACGCCGCGCTCAAAGGTGCAATGCAAGACCCACGCGTAGCGATCGACATTCTGCAGAGGATGTTCCCCGACCAGTTTGCTGCCCCGGCCAGACGCGAAATTGTGATTCGCCAAGAGGGAGGTGAGGCAGGAACAGGCATCGCTCTCATACCTACCACGACGATTGATCAGGACATTGCCCAGGTCTTGGCTCAGCAACAACAAGACGCCTTACAGCTCGCTAAAACAAGAACAAAAGAGCTCTCAAGTGATCACTCAACGGACTCAGACTGACTGCGGTGTTGCCAGCCTGGCGAACGCTCTCGGCATAACCTATGAACAGGCTGTGGCATGCTTTGGGCCTCAGGCAGACCTGCTCGGCACGACCGCAGCGGACACCTGCAATGCCTTGCTAACTTTTGGCTTCAGCCCTGTTTACGCAACTTTCCCGGCCTTCTACCAGCACCTCCAAATTACCGGCAACCCCTGCAGCCCCGAAGTTGTCCGAAGCTGCCCCGCAATTCTGACAATCCTCTCGCGCAGTGGCCACGGGCTACACGCAGTTTACTGGGACGGCCACGAAGCCCACGATCCTGACCCCAATTTCCCAAATCCAAGAAAGCTGGAAGACCTGGTAATCCTGGAAGCAGTGTTTGTCCGCAAAAACGGCTTGTGCGCAAACCGCGAAGCGGGGTCTGCGGCATGACGACGTTTCAGGCTATCCGTCCGCTTGCAGGTGCTGTGCAGAACATCATCTGGAAGCCTTTGCCTGGTTCGCAGTCGATGTTCCTGGTGCTCGGCCAGCCCCAATACCTCACTCGGGAAGTGCTTTTCCACGGCTCGCGGGGCAACGGTAAGTCCGACGCCTTGATCATGGCCTTCCTCCAGCACGTGGGCAAAGGCTGGGGAGCATATTGGCGTGGAATCATCCTCAGGAAAGAGTTCAAGCACCTCGCTGACCTGGTGAAGACTGCCGGCATGCTGATTCCCCGCATCTTCCCTGGAGCTGTGTGGAACGAAACGAAGCACAGCTGGACGTTCCCAACCGGCGAAGTGCTGATCTTCAATCACATCAAGCACGTTCGGGAATACGACGGGAAATTCCACGGGCACCAGTACGCCTTCATCGGCTTCGACGAGCTCGCGACTTGGCCAACGATCGAAGTCTACGAAGCGATGATGTCGACCCTTCGTACCGCCTACCAGCCAACGCCTGCACAGCCACTCCCGCCACCCCTGCAAGTCCGCAGCACCACGAACCCCTGGGGCGCCGGCAGAACCTGGGTCTACGAGCGCTTTATCGAAGGCCGAAAACCTGGCGAGATCACTTACAACCAGGACGGCACAAGGCAGCGCACAGCTCTGTTCGGAACGATCTTCCAGAATCACTACATCGACGACGGCTACATCAGGAACTACCTCGCTCAGCTCACCGACCCGGCCAAAAGGGCTGCGTGGTTGGAGGGCGACTGGGAAGCCGTCGACACCGGTGCCATGTTCGGGCCAGTTTGGTCTCAAAACCTGCTGCTCGATCCGTTCCAGATTCCTGCAGCCTGGAAGGTCGATAGGTGCTTTGACTTCGGGCAGAGCACGCCATTTTGCTGTTTGTGGGTTGCTGAGAGTAACGGGGAATCTGTGCGTGTGGGAGGTCGTGAATTCTGCCCGCCAAAGGGCAGCTTGATCGTCGTCGGCGAAGATTATGGCACCGAAATTGACCCCAAAACCGGCAAGCAGGCACGCCCAGATGCGGGCTTGTTTTTGTCAGCAAAGCAGATTGGCGCACGGCTCAAACAGCGGGAAAAAAAGCTGCAGGAGACGGTTCTGGTGAATCATCAGCGAGTGATTGCGGGGCCTGCTGACAATCAGATTTTTAACGGGAGTAAGGTCGACCAGGGCAACGCACCCACAGTCGCGAAGGAGCTGAAATCTGAGGGTATGGATTTCACGAACTCGGACAAATCCCCTGGTTCCCGTGTGACCTCTGCGCAGCTAATGTTCGGGCGCCTGCAAGCTACAAAAGTCCAGGATCCAAGCAACCCCCACATCTACTTTTTCCCCGCTGCAAAATTCCTGGTTAAGACACTCCCGTTCCTACAGCGTGACGATGATCAGCTCGATGCAGTGGCTAAGGGGCCTGACGATCACGCCTGGGATGCATTGGCCTACCGCTTGACCTGGAAACGCCCACATACCGCTGTTAAACACGGCATAATGTATTAGTAACTGCTAAAAATAAGAGTCGAAAAGACCGATGGCAAAGCAAGCAAAAGTGCAAGACCGATCCGATGTGTGCGGCAAATACTTGGCCGACAGGAAAATAATCAGAGCTTTGCGTGGCGGCACGGACGCTATGCGTGCTGCAGGCTCCGAATATTTGCCGAGGGAGCCAGGCGAAACGCCATACGCTTTTCAAAAACGCCTGAAACGCTCAGTGCTCACAAACTTTATCGCTCGCGTTGTGAAGAATTTGAGCTCAAAGCCATTTTCCAGGCCCGTGGTTGTGACATCGGAGGCCCATCAGGAAATCGCAGAGCTTTTTAGCAAGGATATCGACGGTAAAGGAACATCCGTAAGCTCGCTGGCGGCTGTAGTCTTCGCAGATGCGCTTTGGAATGGCACCTCATTTATCTGTGTCGACGCCCCTGTTGCCGGTGGCAAGCCATACGCTTATTGGCTGTCGGCAGATGACATCCTTGGCTACAAGCTTGATGAGGATGGACGGTTGGCCGAGGTTCGGATAGCTGAAAAAACGACCGTCGAGGATGGCGAATGGGGCGAGAAAATTGTGTCCCGAGTACGCGTTTTCCGCAAAAAGGAAGGGCGTGTTCTGTGGTCTTTGTACGAAGAAAACGGTTCGGCTGACTATTCGCAGGTCGAGCCTTGGCAGGAATTCGGGTTGCCGGAAATCCCTGTCATCCCATTGCACGCAAATCCTGCCGAAACGAAAGGATCTTTGTTCTGTCCATCGCCGATGATCGACCTCGCGCACATGAATGTCGCCCACTGGCAGGACGGTAGTGACCAACGAAATATCCTGCACATTGCTCGCGTGCCGATTCTATTTGCCAGCGGTATCGATGAGGGAGTGGAGATCAAGATCGGTGTGGACTCCGCGATCGTAGCTAGTGCTGACAGCGATTTGAAATTTGTGGAGCACTCCGGCAGCGCAATCAATGCGGGGCGCCAAAGCTTGGTCGATTTGGAGAATCTGATGTCGACTTATGGCATCGAAATGCTCGCGAACAACGGCGCTGTGGAAACCGCGACGGGTAGGGCACTCAAGGCTGGCGAAAATAATAACCAGATTGCTGCGATGGCGACGTCAATGGCTTCCGCCCTGCAGTCCGTTTTCAACATGCTCGCCTATTTTAGCCGGGTGTCGAACCCGAATTTTAACGTGGATGTGCATACGGAGTACGGTGTCAATGCAAGCATGGAGGAGCTACAGGCCCTGGCAACTGCGCGTGCGAATGGTGACCTGAGTCAATTCGAGTACCTGGCTGAGCTGAAGCGCCGGGGCATCCTGCGCAACGACTTTAGCATCCAGGACAACGCAGACAGGCTGGTAACTGAGTACGTCGCCGCCTGATTTGATGTCAAAGCGCTGCTATCCTGCGTTCTCCAGCACGGAAGGACGCAGTGATGATCCCTGACGCTTACGCCCCAAACAAAACACCTGTGTTCGGTGACGACTACACACTTGGTGACTGGCGCGCCTTACAGGAGTTTTCTCAAGGCAATCCCGGCCACTACACCATGCCTTGCTGTGGTGCGCGGGCGATACCCAAAACCAGCCCAAACGGTGTCCATCACTTCGCTCATTACGGCAGTGAGTGTGCGAATGCACCAGAGACAATCTGGCATCAGGAAGCCAAGGATCTGGTGGTCGGAGCGATCAAGCGTTTGGGACTCGAAGGGATTCATGAGCTTTCCGGGGGTACTGGGAAGGATCGCTGGCGAGCTGATGTGATGCTCGCATCCCCCACCGGGCCAGTGGCGTTTGAAATCCAGCGGTCACCGCAACACATTCGAGATTTCATTCGAAGAACTGAGCGATACACACGACATGGTATTCGGTGTGCCTGGATCGTTCGGTTCGATCAATTCAACTCCCTGTCCAAAAGAATCTTCAAGCAGCGATGGAAGGCTGAAATGACAGGCTCTGCGAAACTGGCAGATGGACAGACTCTCAACGGACTTCCGGATTTCTTTTATTCCTGTCTTTCCGCTTCAGCCGAAATGTCCAGAGTGGCGATATTGGGAAAGGTATTCACAGTAGATGAATACGTCAAAGCCCTGAGTGACAATCGATTCGAATTCAATGGGGATAAATGGGAGTTAAAGTAATTATTCGATCCCTGATCTACCTGAAAGTAGTTTGCTGTCAAATTTTTTTCATTCAAGGTCGATCTTGGCCAAGGGCCTCAATGCCTAGGATGATGTCAAGATGATTGCGAGGCGGTATGCTTGGGGGATTTCAGGGGAGGGCTGGGCATGTGGGTATGGAGGGAACCGAGAGAAATGTGGCTGGGTATCACAGCGCTTATGGCGTTGATACTCATTGTCCTGATCAACCTGAGGCTGCCTGTGTGGCCCATCTTGAACGGTAGTGGCTTGGTTCCCTTTCTCCAGGCTGACGCGACAGGCAGTGTCCTAAGTGACTTGCTCGTGGGCCTTTTTTCTGCGTACGTGTTCTATCTAATGATTGAATTGGTGCCCAAGTATAGGGCGGCTAAACACACATTGGAGACACTGAATCTACTTGTTGCCTCAGTCGTAGACGCTTATGAGGTACCGATGATGTGTGGACACGAGAAGCCCATTACGTCACTCAATCTCTCTGTGCTGACGATCGAAAAGGTTAAGGCCCATAAATCTCACGTCGTCAAAAAACCCGACATGATGCGACTGACCTCTGCTATGCGTACTGGGCATTCGAGATATCAGGACATACAGCATGCGTTGGGGATGGCAGTATCTCTTTCGCCGGAGCATGCCCGTGACTGGCTCGTTCTGACTGATAAGCTTCGTCTACTGGCCGACGAATACGAGGCGTTTCCGCAAGGGCCATTTACCGCTAATCCAATGGGAGAGCCGACAGAAGAGCAGCGCCTAGACAGTCAGGCAATGGCTGCTCATAACCGCTATCTTGAGGCCATGAAGTTCGTGCCGAGCTCCCTGCAAACGCGGGTGATGGAAGTGTTTGAGGCAACTGTCTTTTGGCTTGAGCGACAAGCCTCATAACCCCCAAATCCCCAGCAAGCCCGAGATCACAAATCCAGGCCAGGTGCCCCCTGGTCTGGTCAGCTTTGTAGATCTCAAATAGCCTTTTGACTGCAAAATCACGCATCACTGGCCCGAGGCTTTGCTTGTCGTTCCAGCGATGGCCGGGGCTTGCTGTAGCTGGACAACTGCTTGTGGCTAAATGAAGGCCCCCGCTTAGGTAGATGAACGCCAACATGTCAGAGAAAAATGTCATTGATGAAGCCACAAATCTCCGAAATCAGCGTATCGCGGAGGGTTTGGCTCAGGCTATCCAGAAGCATGCCCCCCACATCCAGGAGTCCCTGGCGTCTTTTGGTAAGTGGTTGTCTGAGATGGGCACCCAGCTTGCGCCAGTGATCAAATGGGTAGCCAGTGTTGACTGGAAGCACGTCCAAGAGCGAATCGAGGGATTCCCGGAAGCCTCAAGCCAGGCAATGAAGGTGGCCTCTCGCGAGGGATGGTTCTTCAACTGGCAGGGTGGATTTCAGGATGTGATGGAGCTCACGGAAAGCATTGGGGCAGCAAGTAGCGCAAGCGACATCGACACCATCCTGATGGCGTACTACAACGATTACTGGGACTACTATTCAGAGTTGCTGGCAGAAAAATACCCTGCTCGCAAAACGGCCATTCATGCAGCGATTGACGCTCACAGAAGCTTCGCTCCAGCCGGCTACTCACTGAGCATTCCTGTATTCTTGGCTCAGGCTGACGGTATCTTTTCTGAGGTGACCGGTATCCCTTCAGCAATGGATAAGGTGAGGGGGCAGAATGTCATAAAGGGAAGTCAGTGGTTGAGCACTCAAATTGGCGCTGACGAAGAAGCTATGGGCAGTCTGCTTCCGGCGCTAGAGCTACATGAGCTAGATATCCTCAAAAGCCAAGGCGCACGTAATGCAAAGGTACGTGAGACCGGTAAAGTTTTTGATGCCCTGAACCGTCACCAAGTCATGCACGGAGAGGTTTCAGACTATGGCACCGAAATAAATAGTATGAAAGCTTTCTCCTTTCTCCTTTTTGTAGCATTACACGTCCCAGACATTCTGGAAGACGCGAAGAAGCGATCCTCAGAAAAGGAGTAAGAACTCAGATGCGGCCATGTGTTTTGGTTAAGATAAACTGCTTGTAAACAAAGCCCATGGCGGGGCGTATTCAGAAATGCTGGTGTTGTGAGTGCAATGGCGTTACATTTCATAGCATTTACTGAAAATGGAGCATTAAGCATGTCTAAAGCCGCAGAATACCGCGCCCTGGAGCGCCAGATCGCCGAACAACTCGCAGCCCTGGAAGCCCTGAAAGGCAGCTCCGCACTGCAGAAAGAGCTCGAATTTGAAGAAAAACTGCGCAAACTGCTGAACGAGTACGGCATGTCCCTTCGCAACGTCGTCAACATTCTTGATCCTCAGGCTGGACGCGGACAAGTACAGGTGCAGGCGAAGGCACCGCGCAAGGAAAGGGCAGTTAAGCGGTACCACAACCCGCATACAGGCGAAGTGGTCGAGACTAAGGGCGGGAACCACAAGACCCTGAAAGAATGGAAGCAGCAATATGGATCGGATGTGGTGGAAAGCTGGGTTCAGTAATCCCAATTAACTGTACATAGGGTAGGCACGGTAGATGCGTAAAGTTGAAATCAAGGGAATGGCCGACTTCGTCGAAAAACTAAGTGCCTACGATCTACTGTCGTACCACGCGATTTTCCGGGGGCAGGCTACCGAGGGCAATCTCCTTCCTTCGGTGGCAAGAAAAGACTCCCGAGTCGACAGTACCGCTCTTGAGATGGAATTACTTGCGCAGTTTTCACGAATTGGTGTGACTAAAATTTCCTCGCATCATAATACTGTCTGGGATCTACTTGTCCTTGCTCAGCACTTTGGCTTGAAAACCAGGCTTCTAGATTGGACAAGTAATCCATTAGTCGCATTGTATTTTGCATGTGCATCTAGGAAAGAAGGCGACGTTTTTGTCTATTCTTTGATAGCCGATACTATGCTTCTGGAGTCATTGGAGTGCAATCCTTTCGATCAGGGCAAAACCTGGGTCATCCAGCCCCGTCTTGCGAATGAGAGAATCATTGCTCAGCACGGATGGTTTACCGCACATCCATTTTCGAAGAAAGACAAAATGTTTGTTCCTTTCGAAAAGCATAAGGAAGCGAAAACCCTACTCACCGAGTATCGGGTTCCAAGTAAGCTTCGACGCGAAATTGTTGTTTCACTGGACAGGTGTGGCATTAACAAAAACACACTGTTCCCTGACTTGACTGGGTTGTGTGAGTATTTGAACTGGAAGGTTGAAAATGGTCAATTCCCTGAGCCCAGAAAACAGGTAACTCCATCTGACCTCAATGCACTGCTCCGATACAATAGCTTGCCTAATTCCACGAATTAATTGGTAAATGCTTGTGTTTCGATTTGCTCACTCTGGATAATGTAAATGTAGCGACAGACTACAAATAAAAGAGGAGATGCAAGCATGGATATTAACCACGCCACCCTTGAAGCCCTGACACTCGTTAAACTGATTCCTGGCGCGTCCCAGGGCTTCGACATTCACGATACTGTCAACCGACAAGCCGCCTACGATTTTTGCGTCGACGAAGCTTTCCGACTGGCTCAGCAATTCACCGCCGACCCGACACCGCGTCCAGACATACAGTACCTAGCGTCCTGGCAGGTCATGTGCTGCCACGCCACACTAAACGAATTTCACCGCTGTCTTAAGCGCCTGCAGGCCAGCTAGTCCGCTGACGTTGCATTCCAGCCCAGTCCTTGCCAGAATGACAATATCTGATTAAATATGTAGGTGTGTCATGACGCCATGGCAGCTTCGGATTTTGCAGGCGATTTTGAAGCCAAAGCTGCTGGTTTTGAGGGCCTTAGGTGCGTTGGGAGGGCAGCGGATGGAGCGAAATCTGGCGATCGAGCAGCTGCTGGTGGACGACATTCTGACAGAGCTTTCAGGGTCGACGGCGATGCGCTTGACGTTGTCCGACACTGACCAGCCATTATCGATCTTGATTGAGGAGAAGGGCCGGGCGCCCGAAACCAGACGACTTGATGGGTACCTGGATTTAGCAGTACTGATGGCATTTCAGTTGGCTTATAGGCAGGATCGTTATGAGTATGTCCGACCCGACTATTACGAAGCCGCTTTGCGAGCAAAGTCTGAACAAGATTTTAGAACTGTTTATCAGGATATTAAGCGAGAATCCTGGTTGCGTGATATTCGAGATATGATTGTTAGTGGCTTAATTGTCCTTGAAGGTTTTAGGCTGTCTGGCGATACATTAAGCATTGTTTCGAACATGCTGTTTGGGGATTTTAAACGAGCGTCCGAGCAAGCATTTGTCCCGCAGCTTGGTCTTATTGAGAAGTGTAAGTTACTTGGTATTGACCAGGTGTTGTATTCGCGGGAAGTGCTGGAAGGTCTTGTGCCTCTAGTAAGGCGTGTAATTAATTATAAGTATCCTGCAATTTATACTCTGCTTCATTACTGTGAAAGTCAAACTGATTTTAAGTGCCTGTGTCGTGGTGATTTGGGTTTTTTAAAGCACAAGATGGATCGCTTTACTGACCACGAAATGGAAACTGTGCTGGCCATGGAACTAGGGTTATGAAATATCTCATGCGTTTCCTAAGTTTTATGGAGTTCAGTAATTTCGATTTTGATTATGAGGCGAATGAATACATCTGGAATGGTGATGGTTATACGGACATGCTGGTGTATTTTAGGGACGTTTACAATACCTATGCAGATTTTGAAAGGGGCTCTTGGAGCGACAATCAATCAGATAATCTCGCCAAAGCTGCTTTCTTTTCAGAAAATGAGGATGAGTTTGTAAGCAAGTCCTTGGCAATCGCTATTTCCGAACTGATGCTGGATTCTGAATGCCAGAGTATGTCCATGGATGTTTACTCCTATTACTTAGTGCGCGATTACACTTCTGTCTCCAGGGTTTTAGTCGACTACTTCGACGAATTGGCAAGGAGGGAACGTGTGTCCTTACTTTCTTAACTACCTGCGCTGGTTGTTTCCGGTGGTTTTTGAAACGCCTGGCGAAGACGTTGTTTATAATGGCGTGTTATACTCCGATAGTAGGGGGTTATTTCGAAGGCTGGTTAAGGATTATGATTTTCTTGGCAAAAAGTACTACTGCGCAAGAAAGGTTTATGTTGTAGAAAAGCTTTCCGAGGTTTGCCGGGAGGAAGATGATTTTGTCTGGAGCGTGCAAAAAGAAATCACAGCGCTTGCATTTAAGTTGGGTTTCGAAGCAAGAGTTAAGCGCATCTTCCTTGTCATGGGCGACGATATTAATGATTGGTATTGCTACCTTGTTGCGGAAGATATTCATGGGTTGAAAAAAATTGCAATACAATACGTTACGGAGACGTACAAAGGATTGCTTATTAATTCGCATTTGGTGGGCGTAATGAAATCATTTGTCGAGCGACACAGGGATGAGTTTATCAAGCGTTTTGAGCAACAGCAGCCCGAGCTGGCCGAGATTTTAAGAGAGCTCGACTGGCCTACCGAGCGTGATAAGTTCTTCAGCAAAGATGAGAGTTTTAAAATGGAGTTGCTGGAGCGACTGAATGCCAAAGGCAAAGGCCATCTTTTGGAGCACGTTCTAGGAGTAGACCTTGGTTTATAATCCAGCGCTTAACGCCATTATCACCCGTGATTTCTCGGAATTCATCAGGCCTGGCTCCGACTTCGCGGCCACTGGCCCGGAATTCACGGAACCCTGGGATCACCTGATCCTGGCTTTTCTGAGTTACTGCCGGCACGAAATCGAGCACAAGCGAATGGTGCCGTTCACGATCCGCCAAATGCGCCAAAAGCTTGGCCAGCTGCGAATCTCCATCAGCGAAAGTGACTGGAATGCGCGTGCCTGCATTGATTTGCTGTCAAATATGACAACGGTTGGGCAGGCGCCTGTGGCTCAGAGGGAAGCGTTGTACCGGAAGCACCTGGCACCTTTCGAAGCTGTTTACGACTGCAGCGTGGGTGTGGGGAGTGGATGGTATGCGCTGTTGATGGGATTGGGTGCGATTTGTGAGGAAGATGGCTCGTCGTTTAGAGATGTAAAAGAAAAGTACGGCGATCTGAGTCTGTTCCCAAATGCGAACTCCGTGCGATGCGAATACGCCTGCGATTTCGCGGAATACCTTAGCGGGTTTATCTGCGATGTATGTGGAAAGCCGGGGCGTAGCAGGGAGGGGGGCTGGGTGGTGACCCGCTGCGATGATCATACTTGATCTTCTTTGGCTAAGAAAAACGCTTTTATCTGGCCTCATTAGGTATTTATACGATCGCAGTGATAAGTAACTGCCAAAATATGTTGATTTGATGCTTGCTCACCGGCGATAATTAGTCATGATTAATAATAAAAAGAATAAATATCATGACCGCTCTTCCGACTCTCACAATTACCGTTGCTAATCATAGCACTCGCGACATTTGCAGTATTTATCTCGTCGGAGGGTTCGACGAAGAGAAAAATCACTACAAGGGGCGTCCGGAATTCCGTGGAAGCCAAAAGCAGGAATACAAGGACATTTGCCATCGAGCTGAGCGTGGAAAAGTCCTACAGAGGGAAGGTGCCATGGAAGAAAAAGATGAAAAGGGTGATGCGGCAGCGTTGGCCCAGCTACAAATGGCAATTGTTGGCTTGCTAAGCGAGGGTATTTTTGAATTTAGGGGGCTGCAGTACCGATTTCAAATCAGCGCCATTGATCCCGACACCCTTGATTTCCTGACTAGGGAAGTTATTGCACAAGTAAACGAGTGGTGAATTTATGCACAGTTCAACCGATGCTGTCCTGGATTTTTTCTGCGCGGGTGATGTGGCTGGGTTTCGCGTTGTTAAGCACCACATGGACAGGCAGGAAGTTTGGAGCGAGCAGGATTTTATTTGTGCGCAAATCCGCGAATGGCTAAGCGAAAATAAAATTGATTGCGAAAGAAAGCAGCTTCCGCATCCCCAGCGCGAGATTTTGGTGGATCTTTCTACTTTAATCGGTCAGGTGCCAATCCTTTTCTGGATGCACCCCAATCGTTTTCCTGTGTTTAACGACGCTAGTCTTGTTAAACAACTGCTGAATTTGATGGGTGACGTCGACGACGAAAAAGTTTTGGGCAGGATCGAGCGGTGTTTTGAGTGGGATCAGCACAAAATCGGCTTCCTCCTTGTCAATTTCTACCTGCACAATCTGGCAGGCGCCAGGCGGCCTGCAAACAAGCTAACGGCCAAAGGGCTATACAATATTTTCGAGGCGGCTGGGCGCCTACGAATTCTTGGCAACCAGGCCAAAACAAATCTGGCTGAGCTTAGATTGATGAAAATGCTTGTCGCAACTGGCTACATTCACAACATCTTGTATCTCATTAAGCACAAAAAACTCACACCTTGCGTCAGTTTCTACAGAACTTTGGCGAAGCTTTCAGAGGGTTGCAGGGCGCAGATTGAGCTGTTCCACAGGCTGCCACAATGCGTATAAATATATTGCTTGATTTTTTCCCTAAGCGGATTTTCGTTTGTTATAATGGTTACATAACAAAAAGAAAACAAAATCCCTTGGGGGGATATCAATGTTTCAAGCAAACCGCCTGACCAGTCTTGTACGCTTTGGCGAAGAAGATCCTGAAGTAGATTTCAACAAGTTGGCCGAAAACCCTGCATTCCAAGACTTCCTTCGAGCACATGTCGAAAAAGAAGTCACTCCGCTCAAAAATAAAAACGCCGATTTGCTCAACGAAAAGAAAAATCTCGCTGAAAAAATGAAGGCATTCGAAAGTGGCATCCAGGAAAAAGATGATCTGGAAGCCCTGAAAGCAGGCAAGCTTGACTTCCAGGCGCTCCTGGACAAGCGCATCAATGCCAATAGTCAAAGCTGGCAAGAGAAACTGGCGGCAGAGCAGGCTGAAAAAGAAGAGCTACGCAAGGCTGTCGACGGCGAAAAAGGCAAGCTCAAGCAGTTCCAAATCAAGCAAACGATCGGTCAGGTTGCGCTCAAAAACGAGTTTTTCCATCCATCAGCGCTCGACGATTTGATGTCTGTAGCTGGCAGCACCTGGCAGCTTAACGACGCTGGTGAGCTCGTGGCACGCGACAGCAGCGGTAACGTTGTCTTCGGCAAAACCGGTAGACCTCTTACGCCTGAGGAGTGGGTGGCCGGGTTGACCGCCAGTAAGCCGCATTATTTCAAGCTAATGCCTGGATCGGGCGCCCGTGGCGTCAACGGAAACGGCAAAACGGTCACCACAGCGGAATGGCAACGCACCTTAATCGCTGCCAGCGCCGATGAAAGAAAGGCTTTGCTCGCAAAACGGGCTTCCGGCGAGATCGTAATCAACTGAATTTTCCGGGGCTCGCGGGCCCCACCTGGCTGTGCCAGGAAGCATCGTGCCTTGTGGGCTGGTGTAGCGACAAAAACACTCAAAATTAATCACCAATAAAAATAAAAACAGGTGAAGAAATGACTGCATTTTCCCCCATCGTGGCCCTTGTTCGTCACGGCAACGACACCGAAGCCTTGATGACCGAGGTGATTTTGCCGCTGGCCATCGACAGGCTGTACGGCCAGCTGACTATGCCTCAGCTTGTTAGCGTTGATACCGCCGACGAGGCCAAAAACCACGGTGATACCATCCGCATCGCTAAGCCGATTGAATTTTCTGACGCCGATGACCACCCGACTGACAGCGCCGGCTCGCAGTCAGAGGACATCACTGCTGGTAAGGTCGATGTAAAGCTGGATCGCCACTTGTACAAGCAGTTCGCGATGAAGGATGTGGAGTTCCTGGCCCACGCAAACTCCCTGTCCTTGCCATCTGCCGCCGAGGCCGCTGTTGATGCCCTGGCGCGCACGGTAAACAAAAATCTGTTCAGTCTGTACAAAGATATTCCATACATCTCCGGCAATCCTGCGTCCACCGCTGGCCGCGACAAGACCGACCTGATCGCCGCACGCAAGGAAATGCAGAACCGCAAAATTCTGAATGGCCGCAACATCGTCCTTACCTCCGACACTGAGGCCGATTTGCTGCTGGAGTTTTCGAAAATCAACGAAAGCGGCGACGCCAACGTGGTCTCACAAGGTCTGATCGGGCGCAAATACGGCTTTGATTTGTACAGCGACGTGCAAGCCCCATATCACGTTGCTGGCTCTGCGGCTGCCAATGCCGGCATGACCCTGGCTGCCGAGGCCGTAGTTGGTGCAACTGCTCTGTCGCTGGCCGGGGTCGACGGGGCCGCTTTTGTAAAAGGCGACGTGCTTACAATTGCCGGTAGCCACCAGACCTTTGTTGTTACCGCCGACACTACCGGCTCTGTCGTCCCTGTTTACCCAGCAGTTGTAGATAGCATTGCGCCTGGTACTGCTGTAACTGTCGTTGGCGACCACCCGGTGGATCTGGCCTTCACCAAATCCGCTTTCTTGATCGCCTTCAGGAATCTGGAGGTGCCGGAGGACGCGGCAGGTGTGAATTTTGCGCAAATGTCCGACCCACGCACAGGCATCTCCCTGCGCATGCTGCGCTGGTACGAGCCGCGCACTGAGTCCACGCAATGGAAGTTCGAGACCCTGTGCGGCCTGAAAACCGTGAGTCCTGAGCGCGCCCTGCGTCTCGGCGGCCACTGATAGCACTGGGCCCGGTCACTGATCGGGCCTGTATAGTTAGTAAGTGCTAATAAATGTTCCACGTGGAACGCTCGGTTTGGGAACAAAAATGAAGCGTGAAATAGTTACGAACTGCCTGCAGCTCGGGGATCACAAGGTCATTGTCGACGCTGGATCCAGGGCGGAGGCGCACTGGCTGGGGCTGGGGTATGGGCTTGCAGGGGGCTCAGCAAGTGGCACAACCGACTTGGCCATCCTAGATCGTTCGTATCCAGACCCTTTGATTTTATCTTCTGTGGAACCTACCCAAGTCATCGCGTCTACAGCGGGGGACGGAAAGCTGAATCGTCGGGGTCGCAGGCCTGGTGCAGTGGCCGGGTCTTGAGTGGCACCGCTGATGCTTGACCGCAAAAGACTTGGTGAGATCTCCTGTCGCTGGCAGAATGAGATCAGGCACTTCCTGTAAGGAAGCTTGAAAACATATGGAGGTGGTCGTGAGGGTACTCCCTGTCGTCGCAATCGTTGCTGGTATGTTGGTTCAGGATATCGCGCTGGCGGTGGAAGAGCGGCTTTCCCAGGAAGCTTGCAATGCGGCGGTTACCGAATTCAAAGCGAAATATACTGCGTCCGATTACTCGTCACTGTTTTCGACTATTTCCAGTCTTTCGACAAGCTCCATCTTTCGCTACGTAGCGGGATCTGATTCTGTAATCAACGATATGAAGGAGAGCTTCGGATCAACTTCGTTCGTCGATGAGCTTGATCGCGTGAAGGGAAAACTAGACAGCGGGCAGAAACAATACTGGTTAGAAAAGGGCAAGTATGATGTATTCTTGGTGAAAAATGAGACGGAGAAGTTCTTCGGCGAAAAGTCTGAATTTAAGCCTCTGTCGTCTCGTGTAACAAAGTGTCTTAGCGAGGCCTTGTATTTCGGCAAGACAAATCCTGGGCAGTATGATGCTCTATCCAAGAGCTCATTCCGGAAAGGTAGGTTCGGCCATTTCACGATCGGGCTAAACTCCTGCGAGATAAAGTCGAGTGTAGGAACTGGCAGCAGATATAGCGAGCCAGATGCTTGGGTTGGGTCAAGGTTTGTCGTCATTGACGCAACATTCAAAAATGAGGATTCTGAAGGTCGCCTACCATCCGAAGGTAGCCTGGTCATCATTACTCCAGATAGGAAAGAGCTCCGTTACGACACAACTGAATCAGTAATGAAAAGGGGATATGAATATACTTCAAATCTGTCAATCCTCTAGTAGTCATGCCGACGAAAATTGTTTATCGAATACCTGATGAGATCACTGGCGAAGTGCTGTGGGAGCCAGGTCGTAATCCTGACGGAAAGAGATTGTGGTGTTCATTTGTACAATCCACAAAATAGCTAATTAAACTTGCAGTTCTGCGCCATTTGCAAATGGCGCATGTTAGAATAAGATATAGGCCATAGAGCCTTTACTGACAATAATAATAAGAAGAATCAAAATGTCAGCAACCCCTCCGGCGCCCACGAACGCCAGCAATCTCGTTGTGTCCCTTTACGCCCTGATTCCCATTCTGTCAATGGTTGTAAGTGGGGTGCTTGCTTATTCGAGCTTAGACAAAAAGATCGAGCTTACCGACCAGCGTGTGGATGTTTTAAGTGCGCAGATTCAATCGTATCAAATCGAGCGTAAAGAAGATTCGAAGCGAATTGAAGACAAACTCGACAAAATCAGTGCTCGTATCGACGCCCTTATCGTCAAGGGGGCGTCGAAATGATTGCGATGATTTCTGCGCTATTTGGGTTTTTGGGGCCATTTGTTCCCAAACTTTTCGATTACTTTCAGGCAAAGCAGGATCACGCTCAAGAGATTGAGATGATGAAGCTGAGGATGGAGTCGGCGGCGTCCGAGCACTTGTGGCGGCTGGAAGAGATCAACGCGAGGGCTGACATCGCCGAATCCGTTGCTGTGCACAAACCGGAGGAAAGCTACGCAGACAAGCTAATTAGCTCCGTTGGTGGTGGGACGTTGCCGGGGTGGGTTAGGGCGTACGTTGCGCTGATTGGTGTGCATGTCGACTTCGTGATCCGTATGTGCCGCCCCCTGATTACCTATGCGCTTGTGGGCTTTTACATGGGCTACAAGTTGGCCGTGTTTCGGGCACTGGAAGCTGCAGGCCTGCCGGGTTTTGAGGCGTTGAAGGGTAGCTGGACGGACTTTGACGAAGCCATGCTTGCGGCCGTGATTTCGTTTTGGTTCGGTGGTCGTGTCTTGCAGCGCTGGAAGTCCAGATGATGTCCGCGCCAGTGGTGGGTCAGGCGATTGAGATAGCGGCCAGGTTGGTAAGTCGCCCGGAGTTCGATGGGCTGCATGACCCTGACAAACGCACGGCTGTCATTGAGCCGTATTACGACCCGGTGGGGCTGCCGACCATTGGATACGGCCACCTCCTGTCACGCACAGCTTGGGCCCCGCTTGGCCAATTCCCAGCGATTAGCATTGAACAGGCAGAGGCGCTGTTGCGAGCAGATCTAGCCAAGGCCGCAGGTGCCGTTCTGCGGCTGGTAAAGGTGAAACTCAGCCCAAATCAGCTCGCAGCATTGATCGACTTTGTGTTCAACGCGGGTGCCGGGAATTTTGAAATCTCGACAATCCGAAGAGTGGTCAACCGTGGTGATTTGACGGGTGTGCCGGCTCAGCTGATGCGATGGGTGTATGCAAAAGGCGTGAAGCTGCCGGGGCTCGTGAAGCGTCGTCGGGCTGAAGCTGAGCTTTGGGTGGCGTGATGGCGAAGATCAGCCCGAGAAAAGCGATTGTTAGGCAGATCCAGCTTCGAGGGCAGTACACCAGGATTGCGAGGGGCGCGGTGGCTCAGTTGTACCAGCTACGTGCGCAGGTGGCCGAGGAACTGCGGGCTGACGTACAACGTGGCGCAATACTCAGTGCTGTAAGAGTTGGGGTCAAGCTTAAGAGGATCGACAGAGCTATCGGCGACCAGTACAGCGCGATGGAGCGTGATCTAATCGACGAGCTGACGGACTTGTACAAGGCCCAGGCCGATTGGAATTCAGAGGCTCTGGAGGTCGACTTAGGCGGTGCTCAGACGAGCGAGGACTTTATCCGCAGCTTTATTGAGTCCGACCCATTTGATGGCAAATTGCTCCGGGAGTGGGTTAGCGAGCAGAGCCTGGCTACGCAAAATGCTGTGAAGCGAGCTGTGCGGTTGGGGGTGGTGAATGGGCTGCCAGTGAGCAAGATCGTTGATGCTGTGGTGTCAGATCCGGTCAATCCTTTCAATGCTTCGCGGCGGAATATTGAGATCCTCGTGCGTACAGCAGCAGCGCACGTGACGGCCAATGCGGACTTGATTGGGTTTCGGGAGGCTGGGGTCGAGATGTACCAGCTCAGTGCGATCCTGGATACGCGCACGACTTTGACCTGCGCTTCGCTTAATGGCAAGAAATTCAGGGTCAGTGACCCGAAGAAAAAGGTGCCACCGTTCCACCCGGGATGTCGCACAACCATGATCGCTATGTTCGATGCTGATGACGAGCCGGTACCTGACACCTTTGACGATTTCCTCAGGGGGCTTGATCAGGAAGATCAGATCAAGGTTCTTGGGCCTACAAGGCACAGGATGTGGAAAAAAGGCATGCCGCTAGATGGGTTCGTTGATCAGGACTCTACGCATGTAATTCCGCTGAATCAACTGCAAGTCTTGCTGCCGTCCTAAAGGCGTTTCTCTTAACCAAAAGATCTTCAGCTTACCTGCAACGGGTCATTTCCTTTTTAAAGAAGAAAGACACCGTTGAGGGTGAAGATCCGAGGTAAGGGCCTGATAGTAAAATCTTTGGTTAAGAAAAACTATGTACGCAACCTTCGAAGAATACATCTTGGAATTCCGTAACGACCAAGTGCCTAATGATGGCGAAGCCAGGATTGTCCGGTCGATCGAAAAAGCCTCGCGTCAGGCGGACAGCTACATCCGTGCGGGTGGTCTGGACGCGCCGGTCACTGATGCCGGGGCGATAGAAGATATCAAAGGCTCGATCCTGGACATCGCACGATACTACCTGTGGAACGAGAACCCCACGGACGAGCAGAGGCGCCGTTTCGAGTACGCTATCCGCTGGTTTGAGGGCCTTGCAAGTGGTCGCAACCGCCTGCGCACCACGACCCAGGAAAGCCGCAAGTCCGGCTTCCACAACGTAAGGTTAGTGCGATCGTGATCACCTTAGGCAGCCAGCCCATCACCGTGCAGGTCGACACACGCGGCCTGGAGGAGCTCGTCCGCAAAGTCCGCCAGCTCGGCCCCAGCAACCCCCACGTCAGAAAAGGCCTGAACCAAATCGGCGTAAGGTGGATCGCAAAAGTCAAAATCTGCTTTCAACGCAGCATCGACCCCTACGGTCAGCCCTGGGCGCGCATTACCCACCGCCAAGGCCAACCACTGCTCGACACCGGGCGCTTGCGAAACAGCGTTAAACACAACGTCCGAGGCACAAACTTGGAACTTTCCAGCAACCTGGTATACGCCGACAACCATCAATACGGCATAACTGTAAAGCAGCGCAGATATCTCCCTGACAAGTCTGGCCTGCCAAAACAGTGGTTGGAGGAGTATCAAAATATCCTGCTCCAAAATATTGAAAACGCCCTTGCCACTACGTCGCCAGTGTTATAATTAAACAAAAACACTATGTCCATTACCCAAACCCTCGAAGACTACAAAGCCCTCATCGAATCTTTGCCATCAAAACCGAAGGTCGATCTATTCTCTGGCACTGTCGTTGAGGATACCCTTAAGAATATTACGCTGGATGGTAAGCAGTGTTATGTGCTTCTGGCGTGTGGTGGCGGGCCGATTGTCAGCGAAAAACCAGCCTTGGTTTGCGACGCAGTGTTCGGGGCTTTTATAATTTCTCGCTCCGATCAGGACACTAAGGGTGTTTCAAGGCAGGCGATGAATATGGGAGTTGAGATTTCTAGGTTGCTGAGGAAGTACCGGGGCAACTCTGGTAGCAACCCAAATCTGCCAAAGATCCAGTCATTCGAAGAGCTATTATCCGGGTTTAAAGGAAATAATTTCAGCGCTTGGCAGCTTTCGTGGACTCATTTCGTTAGTTTTGATTAAGCAAAATCCAATAAGAACAAGAATAAAGGTGATTAAATGTCTGTAAACGTAAAGGATAGTAGCATTGGCTGGATTGGTAACGGCGCCATTCTGATTTCCGTGCTTGATGACAACGACGAACCAACTGGCGGCTTTACGGCTGTCGCACATTCGTCCTCGGCTGTGCTGGCACTAACTTCGGACAAAGTCGAGATGCAGGACACTACGTTTGGTACCCTATCGACTGCCAAGAGCAAAGTCATCAAGAACACTGGTGAGCTGACAATCAACGCCAAGGATTTTAATTCTGAATTAATGCGTCTGGCGCTGTTCGGCTCGCTTGCCAAGGATGCTGCCATGGCGTCGAGGGTATGGACTGGCAAGGCCTACCTGGGCAAAAGCGTTGTCGTGCCAGGCGTGATCGCATCTGTGACTACCGTTACTGTTGCCGGCGAACCACTGGATGCGGGGCTGTATCGCGTTTCCGGTGGTTCCATTGAGTTCGACGCAGATGCTGGTTTCGAGGATGGCGCTGCCGTTGAGGTCACGTATGCCAGCAAGGCCACCACTCGCCTCGAAGGCCTTGTGAACAGCGGCATCAACGTTCAGATCGTGTTCGACGGCTTCAACCTGGCCGAGGACGACAAGGAAGTGAAAGTCACGTACCACAAAGTCAGCCTGAGCCCTGCAGCACAGCGCCAGCTAATCACAAGTGACTACGGTGAGCAGGAGATCAAAGGCACCTTGCTTGCGTCCAAAGCGGTCAGCGGCAGCGGCCTGTCGAAGCTGTTCAGGGAAGAATACGCCTAACCTGGTGTTAAGATGGTGGCACGGAAGCCACCTATGTCAGGACGCCCATGAAGCCCCTCATCCTCCTCATCTCAACTCTTGCCTCAACTGCAGGTGCTGCGACGCTCGAAGACCAAGTCAAGGCCAACAAAACGGTCGAGCAGCTGTACCGAGAAGCCGTCCAAGACATCACTGAAAACGTGCTCCTCAAGTATCGCGACAGCCTTGAGATCGATGAGCCAACCCTCGAAGTCGTGTCCAGCACATCGAAGACAGTCGACATCAAAGTCACGTACACGTGGCGCGTCCCTGAGTCCGTGCTCGAAGAGATGCGCGACACACTGGGCAAGTACTTTCTGACTACGCTGTACGAGTCCAAGATCACCGTTGGCACCTACAACTGCAATGGTCACATGGGTAGCGACTACTGCAACATTAGAGACAAGCTTGGTCGCTTTTTGGAGTCAAAATCGGTTGGCACAGAGGTGAGCCTGCTTGGCGTCAAAGACATCTTCTCTTACAACAGTCGTGGCATTGAATACCAGCAATCCAGACGCTACAGCAGCGTGTTCACGGTCGACAAATCCAAGGTCAAGGGCGACCCCAAGCCATCATTCGCAAGTCATGTCTACAACATCAGCGGTTGCACTCCATTCATACCTGAATGCAACATCAAGGGTGTGTACAGAAAGTAACGCTTTGGACATGAAAAAGCCGGCCCAGGTGGCCGGTTTTTGCCGTTTCAGGATTAGTGGTTGTACTTGTACCACACCTGATGTGCCGCTGCCGTCCGCCAGCTTTTTTCATAGCTTCGGATGTTGGGGAAATCCTGACTAAGATGGGCGTCCGCCAGGAAGCTAAACGAATCAACGCAGCCCATGCTTGTCAAATCATCCAGGCAATGCTGCTCGATGAACTCAGCAAGCTCATCAATCTTTTTGCGCTCAAAAGCCGGATCATTGCGCTGAGCGATCATTCGCTTGCATGTGTATTCCATGACTTCTCGCAGAGACATCGCACTCATTTGTGCATCTGAAAGCGAGGGTAGATCGGTGCGTGCATCAAACATGCTCATTCTCCTCGTCAATGGCCAATGACCTGTATTCTTGGATGGCCTCTTCGACGACCCATTCCATTTCTGGGGTAATGATCAGATCAGACCCAATCGCGCCTTCAACCTCTTTTCGAAATTCGACGAAGTTGTATGCAGTAGAGCTCTTGGCAATCTCACGGGCGGCTGCGCGGATCTCGTCCTTCGTTGCGATCAGCTCTGGGTCGTATTCGATATCGTTCATGCTGTCTATCTCTCTTATTGTGCTGCCATAGTTCAAATATTACACATGAGCTCTACTCGGATCTAGTATGCAGTTGCGCTATTTTTAGGTATACACCGAAAATATTTCCACCTGGTTTTTGACGTCAAAGCGCGTTTGGCCCACAGGGGTTGCACGGGGCGGTATAATGGGAAAAAGCCACATAATAATAAGAAGAAAGCATGGCACTCTCAGATCTCGTGATCCCCTCGCGTCCGATTACCATTACTCAAGCCTCTGCAGAAAAGCCTGAGGTCACCATTGATGTGTTCGGCCTTAATACTGAAGATTTCATCTATCTTGTCGATGGCTATCGTGACGCCCTGGCTGCGATTTTCCTTCGCAACGTGAAAGAGTCTCTTGCTGATCCTGACGTGTCTAAAGAGATTCTGATGAGCTTTCCGGGGTTTGCAGCTGCTTGTGTTGCATGCGCCTGTAAACAACGTGCTGCTGAAGAATACGTGCGCAACCTACCATTTCCTATCCAGATCGAATTGCTTGCCACTGTTTTTTCGCTGACGTTCCCGGATGGTCTAAAAAAAAGCCTGGGAAAGCTACTGCCGACGATCTTACCGCTGCTGAGAAAGTAAAACAGTTTGAGGCGGCAAGAAAACAATCCAAGGCAACTGAACAAGATCCACAGCAGTTTGCGCTTGTCTTAATCGAATGCTGTGAGCTGCTGATCGCGAATGGTCATGCTGGCCTTAATCCTTACCAGTACTCAATTAAGCGCCTTCTACACCTAGTGGGTATTCATAAAGAACGCCTACGCGATCAGCTTATGACTCGGATCATCGCTGATCACATGTCTCGTATTGCTATTGCCACTGGTGATGGCAAAGAGTTCAAAAATCTGATCGACCAACTTAGCCAAAAAGAAGAATAAGAAATGGCAGGCTCTACAATCATTCAGCTCGTCCTGCGCGCAAGAGATGAGATGTCTAATGCGCTCAATGGTGCTGCCGGAAAGGTAGCAGGACTTATCGCAGCGTTTGCTGGTGCCAGTGCCATTAAGGAAACGGTCAGCCAGCTCACAGAGCTCGATGTAGCCTCCAAACGACTGCAGGTTAGCGTTGAGGATCTGACTGCTGCGCAGTACGCAGCCTTCAAGACCTCTGGTGTAGGGGCCGAGCAATTCGTCGATGCCTTGGAAGAAGTCCGAATCAAGATCGAGGAGATGAATTCGATTCAATCGGGAGGCGCTATCGATTTTTTCCAAATCATGAAGACCTCCAGCGCTGAGTTTATGAAGCTCAATCCCCTGGAGCAGTTACAGATGATTTCGGATGTCATGAAGGGAATGTCTTCGAGTGCCCAGTTTACATTTTTGGATCAAATCGGCTCCGATAACCTGCGCAACCTGCTGCCCTTGCTGGAAGATGGTTCTGGCAAATTCAAGGAGCTAATGGCCCAGGCCAGAGCAGCTGGTTACACGCTAAACAGCCTAGACACCAAGAACGTTGAGCAGCTCAACCGAACCTTTAATGAGTTGTCCACTTCAATCTCCACCGGCTTCAAAAAGTCCATAGCCGATGCTGCCCCGGAGTTTACAGCGCTTGTTCAAATGATGCTCCAGGGCACCACTGACGCTAAAACTGGTGTCGATGATCTTGGCACTTCGGGCCGCGAGCAATTTCGCGGAATCGTGTACGCGGCTGGTCAGGCTTTCGCTGCATTCGGGCGTGCTGGTGATGCGATCTACGCGATCTTCTTTGCCATTGCTAAGGGCGCGACAGATACAGCCACGGTCTTCGCTCTGGGCTTCGACCAGATCCTCACGTACTTGAGCAAATTCGTAAGTAGCTTCGTGAGCTTCTACAGGCGCGCCTTCGCCGATGTCCTTACCCTAGTCGGCAACTCGTTCGTTCCGGGTATCCAATCACTGCTAAACAAAATCCCCGGCAGCCTCGCAAGCACCATGTCGTCGTCCCTGGACACCGTTCGGAGCTACATCAACGATTCGGTCGCCGACCTGAACAAACCGATCACCCTGAACCTGGGCGGCGGCATCTTCAAAGACTTCGCTGCTCAGGCTGGTAGGGCATCCCAGACCCTCGACAAGTTAGGGCAGGAGGCGGTGAAGGCCACCCTTACAGGTGTTGGTGGGATCAGCGGTGCTATCTCCACTGCAACCGACAAATTGCTCGATGCAGGCGCTGCCATCGAGGCTCAGAACAAGTCGCTGGTGGATCAGGATGCGGCTCGCGCAAAGCTGGGCATCGGCAGAGGCGGCGACGCCAAAAACGCACTAACAAATACGCAAACAGCGGCAACCCTTGCCGCCACTCAGGCCAAGCTCCAAGCCGACCTGGCAAAGATGGAAATCGACAAATCCATCGAAACCATCCAGACCCGCCAACAGCTCGAAAACAAAGCCCTGGACGCCCGCGCAACAACCGAAAAACTGACCGCCACCGAGATCGCAGATCAACGTCTGGCGATAGATTTGAAAGCAAACCGGGAGATCAGCGATCAGCGCAAAGCGAGCCTGGGCGAAGACATCAAGGTGCTGCAGGCGCAGTTGGCTGCTCAGAAAAAAGTATTGGGGCAGTCGACGATCGACTCAGAGCGTGGCACAGCCTTGGGTGCGATTGCTGATTTAGAAGCCCAGATCACAGTTAAGCGCCAGGAGCAGCTGAATCTGACCTCGGCCTTGGCGAACCAGGAGGCCCTGCTGAAGGCAGATCGTGCTTCGGCCCTGGCCGATTCCCAAGCTCAAGTCCAAGCCATCAAGGATCAACTGGAAGTCGACCTGCTGCGCATCAGGGGCTCCGATTACAAAGCTGACCTAATTGAGATCGAGCGCGAGTTTGCCGAGACGAAGAGAGTGCTGGAGGCGCTAGGCGAGGACTCGACGGCAGCTGCTGACCTCGTGGCCGCGAAAAAGGCGAAGGCCGAGTTGGATGAAATCGACCGGCAATATGCTGCGCTGAAAAGGAAGCTGGAGAACAACCAGATTTCTTCCAAGGACTACCTAAAGCAAGTAGACGCTCTCGGGGAGCGAGGCGGTAAGGCGGCTGGAGTAACAGGTAACCAAGAGGACGTTGATCGAACCAAAGATAGCCTGGAGTCAGCAAGATCAGAGGTCTTTAGTCTCGACAAAACCTGGAAGGACTTGCAGTCGTCGATGAACTCCGGCCTTGGCGATGCATTTACATCGATCGTCAACGGCTCTAAGAACGCCAAGGAAGCGTTTGCAGACATGGGTGCTGCAATGATCTCCACAATCCTCCAGGTCATTGCGCAGCTCATGGTGCAGTACGCTATTCAAAGCATGCTGGGCATGGTTAGCGGCGGTGCCACCACTGCAGTTGGGGCAATTGCTGGTGGCGTAAAACACGACGGTGGCCTAATCGGCGCTGCAGGTGGCCGTAGTCGTTCGTTGCCGGGCTGGATGTTCGGCGGAGCGATGAAATATCACACAGGCGGCGTCATCGGCCTAAAGCCAAACGAAGTGCCGATCATCGCCGAAAAAGGTGAGGAAATGCTGACTGCTAACGACCCACGGCACCGCAACAATATGGGTAAAGGTACTGGCGGCAGTGCTGCTGGATCACAACCTCGCGTGACAATTAACAACGTCATCGACGCACCAAGTATTGCCAGTGCCTTGGAAGGATCGGACGGGGAGCGGGTGATCATGAACCACATTCGCGCAAACAGGGCCGAAATAAAATCAATGTAAATGCTATAATAATAAAAAGCCAGACATAAAAAGAAGAATATGGCTCTCTATACTTTCACCGCCACTGACCAAAACGATTTTGTTAGCAAACTCCTTGCGCATGCCGTGGAGGAGGGCTGGACGCTTGTCCGCGATAACGCTACGGAAAAGGTGCTTAAGATTCCCGCCGTGGGATATCTGGGACTGCTGATAAATGGCGCGAATGTTGAGTTCCAGGCGTTTAGGTTGTACGACGCTGGGCGGGCTATCAGTGATCAGGTTGGGGCCTTGCCTACGCCTGCAGGTGGTTTGCAACTTCCACGGGTTCCTCTTCACAACCAGCCGTTTCTTGTCTGGCTTTCGGTGTCTGAAAGGCGGCTGGCTGGGGTGTGCCGGATTTCCAACGCGTACCACTCGTTTTACGCAGGCTTGCTGCTCCCATTCGCTCCAACAGATCAGTATCCGTTCCCTTGTTACGTTGGCGGCTCCGGGGATGCCGATATATGGTCTTCGACATCCCCAGGTACATCGGCATATCCGTTTTATGGTGGGCAAAGCAGGCCTGGGCGGGTGTGCTTGCCTGGTGGCGGCTGGCAGCAGGTGTCTCGATCCGATGCAGGTGATTCGCTTGATTTTCGCCCCTCTTATATTTATGAGCGGGGCTATGTCTGGCCATTCGACGGCGGCCTGGCAAACCTGGGGAAGACCCTGGACGGAGAGCACGTAATTTACAACGCCATGATCGTTTCATCGACGCCGTCAGTTGGCTTGGCGCCCGATGACGGAATGTGGCTTGGGTACCTGGACGGTATTTTTGCTTGCAGCAATGCGGGCGCATCAGCCGAGTCAGTTATTACCATCGATTCCATCCAACATCTATTAGTGCCAAACGTATTTCGCGGATCCCAGTACTACGCATTTAGGCTCAACTGATGAAATATCAAACCGGTTCCTACTCGTCATCGGAAAACCTTCTCCAATTACTAAAAGATAAGCTGGTCGCCGAAGGGTGGACCGTCAATCTGCATGACTATGTCGATTCGTCGGATACAAGCTTCGGAAAACGCCTGCATATCCAGAAAGACGGAATGCATTTTAGTCTTAGAAATTTTGACGACTACAACCCCGCGTTTGACTATAGAGCGACTGGATTTGGTAAAAGTGGAATCGATGTTCGTGCAAGTGACGGCTTTAGTGCTTCCACAAGGTGGTATGAGCAGCCGGGAACTCCATTTGTCCGGATGTATGCGCAGACTGGGGCTTCGGGCGTGTATCACTTGTTTACTGACTCGGCGAAAGTTCTGCTGATTGTTGAGTACGAAACTGAGCGTTACAGTCATATTGTTTTCGGGTCTATGGAGACCCTTGCTGCAAATACTGGTGGCCAATTTTTGACTGGCACTAGCGGTACTTTTGAAAGTAGTTGGAATATTCCATTCGACACCAGCACTACCACTACAGCATGCAAAGTCGAAAAACCGGATTTTGGTGGCTGGATTATAGGTTTTGCATATCCTAATGATCCTGGCGAAGGGATTTGCAGTAGTTTTAACTCCAATAGTGCGATTCGGATTCCAAATTTTGCGCCAGGAAGCCCCACAACGATCGGTGATATTGGCAGTTCTGCTCGTAGTTCCAATCGCCTTAATGGGCTTTCCGCGCTTATGTCGATCTACACTTTTGTCAAAAATGAAGGGGCTTACTGTCCATATGCCGATTTCGATGATCTGTACTTCATCAACTGCGACTTGATGACTCCGGAGCAATCTTACGTTGTTGGCAACAGAACGTTCAAAATCTTCCCGTTTTTTGGAAAGCAAGTGCCCTCAGTACCGATTCAACCACTCTTCAACCTAGGATTTGCGGTGGAAGTCGATGTCTAAGATAGCTCCACGGTTTGAATTTATTCGCGGGCAGGGTAGTTACTGTGGTTACGATTTAGATCTGCAGCCTGCACCTGCGCTAGTTCATAATAGATTGGGTGGTGCGTATGCCTATATCGAGTATTCAAACCTGGATTTGCAGTGGGATGGGCATGATGCTATTACATGGGGTGGCGTGTTTTTTGATAATGTGTTTGTCACGCCAGCCGTTATTGATGCTGGGCAGATATCGTCGGATGAGACATTCGAATTTGCAGTTTGGCACTCCTATCGCTCATCGATCGCGTTGTCAGGCGTGAGCGAATTCGGTGTCGAAGGCGTGGACTTGATCGGTCAAAAGTCGGGGTCATTATTGTCCTTCGAGGCCTCGTCGTACGAAGTTTTTCTTAGCCAAAGTACTACAGATGTTAATTACCGGGCATCGTTCGACTTCGGTGTGGCGGGCTCTTACGATTTTGCACTTACAGCTTCCAGGGCGATTGTTCTGAATTTTGGTATCGATTGGTCTGTGCCGCCAGAAATAAAACACTCCTACTTAACTGAAGTAATTGAGTCTTACGATGGAACAGAGCAGCGAATTTCCCTGCGCGATAAGCCAAGGATGTCTGCAACTTATCAATACGGGTTGACGGATGCGGAGAAGTACCTCTTTGGAAACCTAGCGGGTAATTTTTCTGGAAAATATCTGGTTCCGCTGTGGCCATTTCAGACCACTGTTTCAACGCCATTACTAGCTGGCCAGAGCTCAATTGCCGTTGACTACATTAACAATTACATTCGTTCTTCAAGAAAAGTAATGATCGTGGATGGGGATGTGTGGGAAACATTGGATGTAGCAGGAACGTCGGAGTTGTTGATCTCTTTTAAAACTTTGGCTAAGAAAAACTTTTCGTCCGCAGCACGACTAGTGCCTGTAGAGCAGGCATTGATCGGCGAGGACACCAGTTCGGTTGTGCACGGAATGGATGTCGAGTTCACAACTGCAACGTTTGACTTCGACGAGGTTGAGTATAGTAAGCCTATTGCCTGCAATGACTTCACAATGTTCAACGGTCGCCGTGTTTTAGATATGCGTCCGGATCGATCCCAGGACGTTTCTATCCGTTATCTGAAACTAAGAGAAACGTTTGATCCGAATGTTGGTAAGCGCTACACCTATGATCGTCAACAAGGGGCTATTAAGTTTCTCCAATTCGGATGGCGATTTTTCAACGAGTTTGATCGCATGCGATTCGAAGACTTCACCGAACTGGAGCGTGGAGGGCAGGGAGAGTTTTATATCGAAAGCCCCCTGGTCGGTCTTGAGTTAAGTAAGGATGTTAAGGCAGCTACACGGCAGATTGTAGTAAAGAAAGCTAACTACAAAAACTTTTTGCGCTCAAAAGCATTTGCTCCAGCGATAGTAATTAAATTGTATAATGGTACTAGGCTGTATCGAAATGTTGTTGGTGCGAGCGAAGGCCTGAATGACACCGAAGTAATCGATCTGGGCGACCCAGTATCTGATATTTCGATAGCCGACGTAGAATACATTGTCCCACTGTTCCTTGGTCGATTTGAGTCAGATGAGTTTAATTACGTCTTCGATACCACAGTCGACAGCACTATAACAAAAATAATAAGGCAGTTGATAAATGCTGACCCTGAAATCGATCGAACGATCCCTGTCGCTGAATAAGCCGGTCGAGCTATACTTTTTCGAGTTCGGTTCGACTTACTATGCTTATACGTCTGGCACCAAACAGCATCTGCACACGGACGGAATAGTCTACCAACCCCTGGCTCTTAAACGCTCAAAGGTTCAGCGGACGTCGGAAGATTACAAGAATAAGCTTGATATTGATATGCCTGGGGATTCGGCAATTCCGCTGTTATTCCGATCGCACTTACCGTCAAGGCACGTAACGCTGAAGGTATTCCGCTCGCAGCGAGACAACCCTAAGCTATTTGTTAATGTGTTTGCCGGGGAAGTAAGTTCCGTGACATGGAATAACTCTGTAGCAACAGTCCAGTGCAATCCATCCAGCGCCTTGCTGCGACGCCAGGTACTTAGATTTGGTTACCAGGCCCAGTGCAATCATCATCTCTATGACGATCTGTGTGGCCTTGATATTACCAATTATCAAGAAACACAGACGGTTATAAAGGTCGAAGATGGTGGAAGGATTGTGTATCTATCAGGGTTCAGTAATGCTGCAGATTACTACCTGGCCGGATTGTTATCGTTTGACGAAACTGATGTTAGAATGATCACCGACATAAATTTGGCAGCTGGGTCTGTTCAACTTATTTCCGGTGTCGACTCCCTTAGCCCTGGCGACCAAGTAAAGCTGGCGAAAGGCTGCAACCGTTCCGCACAGGCATGCCACTCTTTCGGGAACTTCGATAATTTCTACGGCTGCCTTACAATTCCAGACGAAAACCCTTTCGCATAAACATAATAAGAAGAACAAAAAAATGATGCTTGCCGCTTATTTCGTCATCATGTTGATCACGATGGTAGTCGCAATGCGGATGGCAAAAACTCCTGATAACGCCAAGGCTGCAGGCGTCGAGGACTTTAGCTTTCCAACAGCAGCTGAAAGGCCAGTCCAGGTCTTATACGGAACAAGAAAGCTAGGTGGATCAAACGTCCTATGGTATGGCGATCTCAAAACTAAAGCCATCAAGCAAAAAGTCAAGACTGGCTTCAGTTCCAAGAAAGTCACTGTCGGGTATAAGTACTACATGGGCGTGCAACTTGGAATTTGCCATGGCCCGGATGTTACTTTAAAGCAAGTCTGGTTTGACGATGATGTTGCCTGGGAGGGCGAGATCAAAAACGGCTCGTTTGAAATCAACAAACCAGAGCTTTTTGGCGGCGAAGAAAAGAACGGGGGGGTCTCTGGGAAGGTCAGTTTTTATAACGGAGATCTCGCTCAGGCCGCGAATGCTTACCTCCAGCGCGTTGTAGGCATTGACATCGTTTCGCCGCTACGTTCGCTGTGCCATGCGGTGCTCGAAGGTTTTTACATCGGGAACTCTGAAACCCCGGCGAAAATCAGCTTCGTTTGTTCGCGTTTTCCTAAATCGCCTGCCGGCAACGCGGCCCTGGAAATCGTGGGTGACGATGCAAACCCTGCGTACGTGATCTATGAATTTTTGACCGACCAGCGCTTCGGCGCTTCGATTTCAAAGCCGCTCGTCGACGTCACCACGTTTGAGTCTGTTGCGCAGCAGCTATTTCACGAGGGTTACGGGGTTTCTGGTGTCGTTGACTCTTCGAAAACTGCATCCGCGATCATCGATGACCTGCTGAAAATCATCAACGGCAACCTGGTCACAGATGCCGCCACCGGCAAGCTAAAGCTCAAGATCGTTCGGGAGGATTACGACATTTCGACCCTGGCTGTTGTCGACGCATCGAACATAAAATCCCTTTCAAATTTTAACCGTGGATCCTTGGGCACAGCCGTCAACGAAGTCAAAATTAAGTACCTGTCGATCGCAGATGGGTTCACGGAACGTACGGCGACGGCGCAAAACCTGGGCCTAAGAATCCACAAGGGCGACAGCGATGGAGTGAGCTACGACACCCCAAGCGTATCCACTGCCGCCCTGGCCGCGAAGATTGCCCAGCGTGAAATGCGGCCTCTGTCCGTGCCGCTGGCAACATGCGTGGTCGAGTGCAATCGGTCTATGTTCGACGCGGAAATGTGTGATGTCGTCCTGCTATCCTGGCCCCCGCTTAAGATCGAGAACATGGTCATGCGGGTAATGGGGGTAGACTTAGGATCGCTAGAAGATAGCGCGATAAAACTCAGTCTGACACAGGACGTATTTGGCGTCACAAATACTGTCTACAGCGATGGTTCCGACAAAATTTGGGTCAAGCCAACCTTTGAACCGGTCGACCCGCCAAGCCTGGAAATCGTCGAAGCCCCTGCGATTTTCGCCAGCGCCGCAGGGTTAACACGGTCGCTGCTAGTTTTGGCAGAGCAGCCAAGCGCCGGGCAGCAATATAGGCTGATAACAAGGCAGGACGGTGAGGGCTGGGCAGATCATGGCGATGCTGCATTCACCCCAGTTTTCGAGCTTGTTGAGTCGATGCCAGCAGGCGCCTGGGCAGATACAGATGGCCCAATAATTCGCGGGAATATTGACGACTTGGACAGCTACAGCGTCAGCGAAAACCGCCAGGCGCTTGGGATAATGTGGCTTGACGGCGAGTGGCTAAGCTATGAGTCGACAATCCAGCTAACGAACACCACTTGCCAGCTAAAAAATATCCGTCGTGGTCTGTTCGGGACGACCCCCAACGAACACCAGCCGGGGGAAAAAATCTGGGCGGTCAGCGAGGGTCACGGCATTACAAATGGACAGTTCTCGACAGGCTCCACGGTCTACGCCAAAACGCTTGTGCAAACTCAGACGCGTAGACAAACGATAGATGAGGCGACCGAGCAAACCTACGCCATACGAGGCATAAATGATCAGCCCTTTCCGCCAGGTCATCTCCATGTCAACGGCAGCGAAGGTGGCGAAATCAGTGGCCCCGCAATCCTGACCTGGCGAGCGCGAAATGGGGTCAGCCAGGAAGTGGTGTTTTACGAAGACGATATTTCCCAGGCTTCACCGGCAACGCATGAAATCACCGTCCTCCACGCCGGCCAGCAGGTTTGGCAACAAAATTATGTCGCCGGGGAGAGCTGGGAATTCGTCGGGGAGCGGGATACGAACGGTGGATTGCTGTTCAACGAGCTTACGTTCCTGGTCAGGTCAACGCAGTCTGGATTCCCCAGTAGCGTCCCGGTCGAAATCAGCGTTACCCGGTCGTCGGTCGTATAGCTTCGATAGTAAGTATCTGCTAGTATAAGTCGTCACCGCTATGAGGTTGCCGTATGCGCGATTTTAAGCCCGAGTCCAGTACAGATTTGGAAATGAAAAAGGAATCCATACGCAGCCGCTGGCTCGAAAAAAGCGTTTTGATTAAAGATAGTGGCATGTCGCTGAAGGATGCCGAGCATATTTTTGACCACAGCGTAGAAATCTACGGCAAGCCGGCAACAATAGTTAAAAACTGGTTCTTAGTGCATGTCGATTCCCCTCCTGCAGAAGCATCGCCAAAATATGACGACCTCAAACCGTTCGTTATTTGTTCGCTTGACGTCCTGAAAGATGCTAAAAACACCCTTAGCAGCACCGTCAGGACTAGCCAAATGCAATTGTTTTTCGATAAGTCTATCTTCGTAACGCGCAATACTGTTTATTTGCTGGTTGGGCCGGGGCGACGAATGAACTACGGGGAATCTCCTGAGGTATTTACTTCGTTTTTTGCACTCCTGGGGTTGCAGCGATGAAAGTTAGCGAATTAATCGATTTGCTGTCCAAGCTGGATCCCGATGCCCGTGTCGTAACTCCTGGTTTCGAAAGCGGATTCGAAGACATAGAGCATGTCACGTGTGGCATGCTTTATCGGAGAAAGAATCCAGAGTGGTGGGACGGCGCTTTTAACGAAGATAATAACTGGAATAGTGAGGGGGAGGACATGGTCATGATTTATGGGTCGTACCGAAAATGAAACTATTTGTGGATGCGGAATTAACTCAACTTAACGCAAGCAAAAAGCTAAATTCCTAGGAAAATATCATGCCCTCTGAAAGATTTATCAATAATCTCTTGGAGTTGGTTTCGACTCCATTTCGTGAACAGGGTAGCCAAAAACTTGTCGATGTTGCTGTTGCCGTATGGTATGGGAATATCGTTTTGCTTCAAGGGTTTTCTGAAGTGGCTAAAGCCCCTAATGTTGATGATCTTTCAAAAAAGAAAGCATTGTATATTTTGGATACGTTGCGTCGCTATCCCTGTGTTTCTGCGGCAAGGAAACAGGCGGCTAAGCAAATAATTTTGGAAAATACGGTGTTAAAAGTTTGTTCAGGCGATCCACTGGCGGAAGTGCGCGTCAAGGAATTCCTGCTGGATGGGTTGGCTTTTGAATGGGGGCTCTCCGAGGATGTGGGCGCCCTCATGAAAGATGTTTTGCCATACCAGACAAGACACTACGCAGCTACACAAAACACTATCACTGGATTCAATGATGATTCCACTTAACTAAGTGTCATATTGTTAGATCGCTTTCCTGGCGCCTGCGCTCGCCCATTCCAAATGTTGCCCTGGTGAGTTGCATCGTAGGTATATACTCGATGTACTTCGCTTCCCTGCGCTCCTTTTCCTTTTTGGACTCAAAAGGAATTCCGAACAGGGCGGACAGGAAGCGTTGGATTGCTTCAACTAAGGCGTCTATTTCCCGCTCAGACTTTGATTTTGGCTCGAATTTGACGTCGAATCGTCTGGTTTTCGAGAAAAATCTGACGTAGACGAAGCGTTCTCCAACTCCGTTCTGATCGTCTTGATATCTTCTTGCAATTTCAATCTCAAGTTCGTGAATGGTTTCTGGGTCATAGCTGATACCTTCCTGGGTGATTAATCTTTGGAATGTGAGCCTGGAGCGTTTTAGTTTTCGGCCCGAAATGACCTTGCCGTTGAATTCGTAGGCGATACCTTTGGGCTGGCCAGCCTCGTCCTTCGTTAAGTGGATATAGACCTGCTGACGGCGGAGATAGCGGACAAGGGTAAACATGTCGCCGCCTTCTGCCAGAGTTTGTTCGATGCAGCCTGCGATCTTGGCGATCATCCTGGCTTTGTGGGGGATGTCGTTTTGGCTGGCTGCTGCTTTGACTTCTGCGTGGGTATAAGCGGTGCCCCAGGTTTCTGTTGGGCGAGGAGCCTTGCTCAGGCCAAACATATCCTCCAGATCTGACGCAGAATCCAGAGAAATGGAGCGCTCGTTGCTGTCGCTGACAAGTCTGAAGTCTTCGTCCAAGTAGATCCTATTGGCGACTATGTGGACATGCTCGTGGTCTGTGTCGCGGTGCATTACGGCGACATACTTGTTGTCTTCGCTAAAGCCCAGGTCGTGCATGTAGGTTTGGACTGCTTGGGCCCATTGTTCATCGGTGAGATGCTCGCCGAGGCGCAGGGAAAGCATGGCGTGGAAGACAGGTTTGATGGGGCGATCGGAATCGATGGACATGCGGCGCATGGCCTCAACCTGGTCGAATTCCGCCACCATTGCCAGGACGTCTTTGTCGCTTCCGCCCTGTATGCCTGGCAATGGGTCTGGTGCCAGGCAGTTAAGGGCTATTGTCCGGATTTCGGAGATAGCGTGGTCGTGCTTTGTACACCCAAATATGTACCGAATCCGTTTTTTGAAGGAACCTGATGACTTCGGGAAAATTTTGGCTATCACACAACACCCCCGGCGTTCGCAGAGGCGATAGCGCGCACTTTGTTGAGGAGGTCTGACTTTGGCCTGTCTCCTTTTATCATACCGGCAAGTGTGGCGAGCTCTTTGGCAATAACGACAATGTTGGAGCTGATTTTAGGCCTAACCTTGCCTGTAGCAACGGAGTCACGGATAAAAGCGCCAGCCGATGTGTAGCCAGCGTCTGCCATCTTCGATTTAAGTTGATTGATTTCCGACTGAGTGAGTCGGATTGTGATTCTGCTGTCCTTCTTTTCCATTCTGTTCCACCTTTTATTGTTTTTATTGGCGGAGCCCAACGCGCAACACCCGAAGGGATGTGAGTAGCCAGGTCTATGTCTGACATAGACACAACTGGCTAAGCAGTAGCTCTTACTTTTATTATGCCTATGGAGCTTTAGGTGGTGGAAGTATTTGTTTGAAATAAATGCCTGAAATGGCAGTTAGAGTGCCTCTTGTGACACCTCAAGTGCCTCGATTGGCGCTATGTAACCTACTATTCGCAGTCGTCAATAGTGGATTCGCACTGCTGGAATGTGGTTGATGGTTTTTGTCGCATGTCAGTAGTGTGGTATTGCATAGGGTGTGTGCGGTTTGCACATTGTCGGGAAGTGAGTTCGCATGCAGGCAAAGCGAATTCCGCACCTGATACATGCGGCCACTATAGTTTTCGCTCCACATGGTTGCGCACAAAATTGGGATCCAGCTTGGAGTGCTCGTAAATGTAAGCCTCGATTTTGTTTGTGGCCGATTTCAGCTCGTTGTAGTACGGGACTTTGTAGCCATCGGTCACATCGCTTTCGCTGCCGTCGTCGTGGTTTACTAGCGCCTTGATAATAAATGAGCTGAGACCGCTGGCTTCACCGATACTGATAAACGTAGAGCGCAGGGATTTCATCGTTTGTCGGATACCGAATTGCTTTGCAGCACGATCAACAAATACTTTCATCGTTGTATGTCGAATTGGCTTGCCATCCAAAGCAGCGAAAAAATACTTCGAGTCGTGGTAGGAGCCTGCGTAAATTAATTGCTGGTATGCGGTTTCGTTCAATGGTAGTGAGTATTCTTTCCTGTTTTTGATCAGTAGGTCAGCTTCCTTTGCGCCGAATTTAACGATTTTACGATCATGATCAAGCATATCCCTCGTGATGTGTGATGCTTCTGTAGGTCTAAGGCCAGAAAAAAGCATGAACATCAACAAGGAGCTGGAGATGTGATAAATATTGGGCACGGTTCGAGTTGGCCCCATGATCTCCGTTTTGATGATTGATGTGACGTATTTGTTGAAATTTGCAGGTTGAAGCCCGTCTTTTGAGCGTTTTTCTCGGTTCCAGAGCTTGCGGGCAGTTAATACGGATACAGGGTTGTAAATAAAAATTGGAGTGTTTTCTGGCGCGTAAGCTGTCATCGCATAGTTAAAAACATTGCGTAAAAGACCAAGCGCTACGTTGGAAACGCGCCTGCCAACTTTGTCCATCTTGTTTTTCATTGTTACTACATATTGCCCATCAAATTCAATGAGCGGTTTATTTCCTGCATACGCGAGATGGTTTTTGTACATGCGTCCGTAAAAGACCTTGGTTTTTTCTTTGTACGCATGATTTTTCGCAGACATCATGTCGTTAAAAGCCGTTTCCAGGGTGATAAGCCCTTTGGCTTTTTCAACTTTCTTGGCTGATGTAGCGCCGGAGATGTCACTGCTGATTCGGGCCGCTTCCTTCCTCAGTGCTTCCAATTTGCAGAGCGCGTAGTCGAATGGTTCGATTTTGAATCGTTTGACTGTGTTGCCGACACGCCTTACGACCAAAAATGTCTTGGCGCCGCCAGCAGTCACACGTAGCGCTAGGCCTCCAGCGTTTGGGTGGGAATCTCGGTACGTCACGTCGCCGGAGGCGGGGAGGGGAAGATCTCTAATCGTCTGTTTTGTAAAAGAAAATTTTCGATCTAGAGGGGTTGATGTAGCCAT